ACTTGCCGTATCTACACCGTCAGATGCTGGAGGTGCTGGGCATCAAGAACGCAGAGAAGCTGGTGCCGATTGACGACGACATGAAGCCGAAAGACCCGATCAGCGAGAACATGGCGTTCCTGAACGGCAAGCCGGTCAAGGCGTTCATCTACCAAGATCAGGATGCCCACATCGCCGTCCATACGACATTTATGAAAGACCCGATGATTGCGCAGACCATGGGTCAGAACCCGATGGCGCAGCAGATGCTGGCGGCAGTTATGGCGCACATCTCGGAGCATTTGGCGTTCTCCTATCGCAGCAAAATTGAAGAGCAGATGGGCGTGCTTATGCCTGCACCTGACTCGGAGCTTCCGGAAGATGTCGAGGTTCAGTTGGCGCGTCTGACAGCGCAGGCGTCCACTCAGTTGTTGCAGTTGAACATGTCACAGGCTCAGCAGGCTCAAAACGAGCAGATGGCGCAAGACCCGATGATGCAGCTTCAGCAAGCAGAACTTCAGCTTAAGGGCAAGGAAGTCGAGATCAAAGGCCAGAAGGTTCAGAACGACATGCAGATCAAACAGGCAGAGCTTCAGCTTAAGGCGCAGGAGTTGGCTAGCAAGCAGGGCGAGAACCCAGCGTTAGCGCAACAAAAGCACGCGCAAGAGCTTCAGCAAGGCCAGCACCCCCACCAGCAACAGCTTACCCATGCGCAGCAGGTGCAGCAGCAGAAGATGGCTGCACAGATACAGGCTAACCAACTCAAGCAGCGGATGGCCGCAGCGCAGGCCGCACAGAAACTTAGGATGCCGCAATGACCGAAATCGAAGTTTTGGCGGACAAGTATAACGACCATATTAAGTATATGGCGGACTCCCTTGCGAAGGGGAGTTGTAAAGACTTTGGTGAGTACCAAAGAATGTGCGGGGTTATCTACGGTCTTGGCCTTGCACTTACCGACCTACAAGACCTGCGTAAGAAATTGGAGAAGTATGAAGATGAATGAGTTTGTGATTAGTCAGACCGCCGATCCGCAAGGCCCGGTGTCTGTGCTGCCACTGGAGAAAGAAGAGAAAGCTAAACAGATTCCCGATCCAGTTACTTACCACCTTCTGTGCATGCTCCCAGAAGCGAAAGATGAGTACGAGGGCGGAATCCTGAAGTCGAGTCAGGCTATGCAGTATGAGGAGTTGCTTTCTCCTGTGCTGTTCGTTGCAAAGATTGGCCCTGATGCCTTTAAGGACGAGAAACGATTTCCTTCGGGGCCATCGTGCAAAGTAGGGGACTTTATCCTCGTGCGCCCTAATACCGGCACCCGTATGAAGATTCACGGGACCGAATGGCGTCTGATTAACGATGACAGCGTAGAAGCCGTCATTGAAGACCCCCGTGGCATCCAACGCCCATAAGGAACTGACATGATTGAAAAAACCGAATTTGTGTTTCCAGACGAAATAGAAGCTCCGAATCCACGGGCTGGCGGGAAAGTTGTCGAGCCGGAACCCGAAGTGGAGATTGTTGACGACACGCCGGAACGGGACCGTAACCGTAAACCGATGGCGGAAGCCCCTACAGACCCGACTGATGACGAACTTGATAGCTACTCGGACAGCGCCAAAAAACGGATTAAACACTTTACCAAGGGCTACCATGAGGAGCGTAGAGCCAAAGAGTCTGCCCTCCGGGAGCGTGAAGAGGCAGTGCGTATTGCGCAGGCTATTGCCGAAGAGAACCGCCAGCTTAAAGGTTCCCTTAATCAAGGGCAGACGGCTCTTCTGGAGCAGGCCAAAAAGGTTGTTGCGAATGAATTGGAAGAGGCTAAGCGTGCATATAAAAACGCTTACGAAGCCGGTGACTCTGATGCCTTGGTAGCGGCTCAGGAAAATATGACTTCGGTGAAAATAAAAGCCGAACGAGTCAATAATTTCAAGCCAGCTACTATACAACCCGATAAACCTGTGGTACAACCGCAACAAGCGGCACAACCTCAAGAAGATTGGAAAGCTGTAGAATGGCAGCGTGAGAATAATTGGTTTGGGTCTGATGATGAAATGACCAGCTTTGCACTTGGTTTACATAACAAGCTGCTTAAAGAAGGTGTTGATCCTCAGTCCGACGACTATTATGATCGGCTTAATGCTCGTGTGCGGCAAGTGTTCCCGGACAAGTTCGAGTCAAACGGAACCGCTGATGCTAACTCTCAGCGCACGCAAAAAAGGAACGTAGTGGCATCTGCTACCCGAAGTACTGCGCCCCGAAAAGTCGTACTGACGCAAACGCAAGTGTCTATCGCCAAAAGGCTTGGGGTTCCATTGGAACTTTATGCCCGTAAGGTTGCTGAAGAAATGAGGAAATAATCATGGCTGAAACTATTCGTCAACCGCGTGAACTTGAAACCAGAGCAAAAATGGTGCGCCCCACAAAATGGATGCCGCCCCAGCTTCTCCCTGATCCACACCCGGAGCCGGGATATGCTTTTCGCTGGATTCGGATTAGCACGTTGAACGCAGCCGATCCCATGAACGTATCTTCAAAACTTCGTGAAGGCTGGGAGCCTGTTAAGGCATCTGACCATCCCGAAATCCGCCTGTTCGGAACTACCAAAGGTCAGTTCGAGGATAGCGTGGAGGTGGGCGGTTTGCTGCTTTGCAAGACCCCGGTAGAGTTCGTTGAGCAGCGTTCTGCATATTATCAGGCTCAGACTGATACGCAGATGCAATCAGTGGACAGTAGCTACATGCGCGAAAACGACCCCCGGATGCCTTTGTTCAAGGAACGAAGCACCAAGGTTACTTTCGGTAAAGGTGTTTAATTTTTAGGAGTCCTTAAATGGCTTATCCCGTTGTTTCGGCCCCCTATGGGCTAAAGCCGGTGAATTTGCTGGGCGGTCAAGTATTTGCGGGTTCTACCCGTATGTACGAAATCCCCTACGCTTACTCCACCAGCATTTTCTACGGCGACTTCGTGTCGCTGACTCGCGGCGCGATTGCTCGTGCTACCGTGGCATCCGGCACTGGTCTTAACCAGACTGTCGGCGTGTTCCTCGGTTGTACGTACACCAATCCAACCACCAAGCAAAAGCTGTTCTCGCAATACTGGCCTGCCAGTACGCAAGCTGGCGATTGCATGGCTTATGTTTCTGATGATCCTGATGCAGTGTTCCAGGCTGTTGTCTGTTCTTCGGGTACGACGATTGCCTCCGGCGCTTATGCAATGGTCGGTCAAAATCTGTCGCTGATTAACAACACCGGCAGCACCGCTACGGGCAACTCGGCAAACGCAATTCTGGCACCTACTGACACCCCAGTTACTACGACCCTCCCGGCTCGTGTGGTTGGTGTTGTTCCTGATACGGCTGTTAATCTTGGTACGGCTGTGTGGAGTACGGGTACGGGTACGCTGACTGTCAGCGCCTTGCCATTTGCTCTGCCTGTTGGTACTGACGTTGCTGTTCTGACTGCTAATGGTCAACTGGCTCAAACTGGCTCGTTCGTAGATACTGCTGCAGCAGCAGGCGCTACGTCGGTTGTTTTGAACCAAGCTCCCACGTTTACTCTGGGTTCCGGCGATTACGGTACGACTGTTGTGTTCACCCAGTATCCAGAACTGCTCATCAAACTTCAGTTTGGTCTGCATGGTTACTACTCTGCAACTGGCGTTGCGTAAAGGACTAGATCATGGCCATCTCACGCGCACAACTACTTAAAGAACTCCTCCCCGGTCTGAACGCTTTGTTCGGTCTGGAGTATGCCCGCTACGGCGAAGAGCATAAGGAGATTTACGAGACCGAATCTTCAGAGCGTAGCTTTGAAGAGGAGACCAAGCTGTCTGGTTTCTCCGCCGCTCCGGTGAAGAACGAAGGCCAAGCCATCGCTTATGACAATGCGCAGGAAGCTTGGACCGCTCGGTACAACCACGAAACCATCGCAATGGGCTTCGCCATCACGGAAGAAGCTGTGGAAGATAACCTGTACGACTCCCTGTCGGCTCGTTATACGAAGGCACTGGCCCGTGGTATGGCTTACACCAAGCAAGTCAAGGCTGCATCCATTCTGAACAACGGTTTTACCGCCAACTACACCTACGGTGATGGCGTTTCCCTGTTCTCTACGGC